GCAGAGCCTTGCCATCTGGGCTAGGCAGCTGAACCTAAGAGGTGAAGGGCTGTGCTTTAATTGTGATAATGCTGGGCTGATTCAGCAGGGCTTTGTGAGACCTTAACACTTCGTTGGTTTAAACGAGGTGTATTCAGCAGGGGTTTGTAAGACCTTAGCCTGCACTAATCAACGCAAATTCCATAAAATTAAATATATTTACTGCAATAAGACCCCTCAAGCCTCTTCACAATGCTCACCCGGAGGGGTTTTCGATTTTATATGAAATCAAAATATTTATTTAACTTTTTTATTTCAATAGGACATATAAAATCTTGCGACGCAGTATGTATAATTGAGTAATTTTCTCCTTTGTAATTATATGGAGAAATAGCATCAATTCGGTAGAACAATACTTCTTTAATCTCAGGAATACATTCATCCTCTGACTTAACTCCTAACTCTGTAAGTTGTAAGTCATTTCCATTAAGAAATAATACAGGTAGGCTAATTGCTTTCATTTTTCTCTATCTCCCGATTGAGATACCACTGAGCCTTCTTTAGGTCTTCTAGCTTGCTGCCCTTCTTGCCAGCTCTGCTGATATACTTAATGACATTGCCCAAGCAAAATCCTAGCTTCCAAGCTTCAATCACTTTGATAGCCTCATAGGTACTGTCTTGCCCTCCATAATGTGGAGGGTGATTTACTGCCTGCAATGGATCAGCATCCGGCAGGCTCTCCAAGTAACTGCTAAGAATGTCTCCCATTATGAGTAGTAGTAAAGTGGTTTAGGTTTATTAGACTCTGACATGGTTCTGCCTCTTAGCTCATCAAGGTCACTGTAAAGCTTGCCATTAAAGTACCAGCCTACTTGCCTTGGTCTGCTACGCATGTTAATTAACTCAGCCTTGACAAGTACATCATTCAGGTCAATCTCATCCTTGAGCTGGATAATGAAGTCAATTAGTTCTTCGATTGGTGATTGCTGATTCATGTCTCAATTATCGTCAATATTTGCGACTTCATCTCCTTCAATTAGCCTCTCAATGAGATGCTTAACATACATCAGTGCGCTATGCCCTCCGGCATAGTAGAAGGAATTTACAGGCATTAGCCTTTCCTTCTCCATCATGATCTCCTTGCTCTTAATCTCCTTATTGACCATAATCAATAACTGCTTTAGTTGATTCATACTACCAGCTTGTCTAGGTTAATATCATAGGCTCTGCATAGGTCTTCCCACTTCTCCCAGATGTGAGCCTCATCAATGTGCTTGCCATCCTCAGAAGTGTCTGTCAGCTCTCTAAGCTTGTTAGCAAAGTCCCAGATGAACAATGCCATGTCAATTGACTTAATGCACCTGAAGTGTTCTAGTGCATCATCTGGGTTATCCAGATTAAAGTGTAGTGTTGCTTTCATCGTACTTGTAGTTTCTTGAGTGAATGTAAATGCCCTATATGCTTGACAAAGCCCCTGCACAAGGTGAATCCAAGGTAGCCAGCTTCATAGTACCTCTTATTGTACTGCTTCTCTGAGAAGGCATGGTCATTGTCTCTCCACTGACAGAAGCTGCTGAACTTACCCATAGCCTTGTAGTCAGCTAATCTGCGAAGACCAGGATTCCATGTCATGCCATGCCAGTCACCCTTATACCTTACAGCAAGCTGCTGATACCTGACTGCCTGCTTAGTTAGCTTAATGCCTGGCAGGACAGTGTGATTATTGCGGTCTTGCGGATGTCTCAGCCAGACACATGCAGCCTTGGTTTCAGCCTCTAGGACAGACTTAGAGTTGCCTATAAAGCCATCATAAAAGAACTCCCAATCATCTTCACAGTGGAATATGTAAGGTGTCTCAACCTTGCTGTATAGTGTATCTATGGCATTGACCTGACCCTTCCTGTAAGTGCTAGACCATTCAGCCATGATCTGCCAATGCCTCATCAGGAATCGGTCAAGCTCCTTGACTATAACAGCATCAATTGCTCCACTATCATCATGAATCAGGAAGGCTGCCGGAGGATCACCATCCCAATAAGTGACCAGACTGCTGATAGTCTTTTCTAATAAATCCCACCTTCCACATGAGGTAAGGCAGACAGTAACATCTCTATTGGACATAGTTAATAAGTTTAATTGCTAATAATCCGATAAGCACAGCATAGACCAGCCAGAATGTAGACTGGATGGCTAGTTCTTTAAGATCAATCTTCATATGGCAAAAAGTAGGAGTTGTCAATCAAAGTTAGGCAAGTTTGTGGCTTAAAATGCTTATGCCTTTTTTCCTCCCATGCTTCGAATTGATTTAAGTACTGCATGGTGTCCAGCTCCAGACCATAGATAATGAAGTTCATGTTATCGGTCTCAAGTAGGTAGGACATGGTGTAGATGTCTTTGCCATCCTCATGCCATAGAAAGTAAACACTTACCCTGCCACCATATAGCCAGACTGCTGTCTGGATGGTCTTGATGTCTGAGGTCTTGCAGTCTACATAGACCTTGCCGACCTCTGTTCTGACTTTTACACTTTCAAAATTCATAGATATATTGGTTAGATTTGAGAGGCAATATTAGCTAAATAATTTATCTGCAAAAATATTTTTCAAATAATTATGCCAGTCTATGACTCTACATCTGCCTTCCTGAGAGATCAGCTCAAGAACTTCAAGGACATTAGCCAGGCAGACAAGGTGCTGCGTGAGGCAGCTCTCTATGCTGCTCCGGCAGTGCAGGCCAGAGTGCAGCAGGATGGGCAAAAAGCTGATGGAACTAGCCTTCCTCCGTATGACTCAGGCAAGACAGTGGGCATCAGCAGCCCCATAGGTAAGAAGTTCGGTGACATTGCGACTAAAAAGCAAGCCAAAGCCTTTGGTGACAAAGCCAGCTTTAGCAGCTATAAGGAGTTTAGGCAGAAGCTAGGCAGGCAGACAGCCTACATGGACTTGACATTGACCGGAGACATGTGGGCAGCATGGAGACCTATACCAATCAGCGACACAGCCTATGGTGTTACCTTTACCACAACAGAGCAGGCCAAGGTAGCAGGCTACCTAGAGGAGAGATTCGGTGCTATTTTTGAGCTTTCTGAGGAAGAATTGAAACAATCACTCAAAATTATTGAGCGTTTAGTCACAAAGTACCTGAGCAGATGAAGGTAACTAAGATTACAGTAGACAGCGCACTGAAAGACCTCTGCCAGAATCTGGCTGGTACTTTTGCTGGCAACATGATGCTCAATTATGGTGAGGCTGTAGAGAGCATTGTAGAAGGTTCTGCTGGTAACTATGTGACCAAGGATGGGCAGACCTATTGTGCAGTGAATGATACCTACCCATTGGTAGTGTTCTTCTTCCGGGAGTCAGCTTCAGTAGAGGCAGCTCCAGCAGGAGGCAGAGCCAATAGCCTACTTAGGACAGTCAACTTCAAGCTCATTGCTAATTCAACTTATGAGAATGCCGAGTTCGGCATTACTTCAATAATCAATCGCACTAAGGGCATTACTTATGCAGGCACAGACTACAACAGCAAAGCAATCGCAAGCCAGTACTTTGGACTTGCAGAGCGGAACTTTGAGACCTACTTCTTCAGCATTGACTTCTCGGTTACAGAGAGGATCAGCTGTGAGGTTGCCTGTTGATGCTATCTATTTTATCAGCCTGCCCAAGGCCAGCCAGAGGAGGAACAGACTGTTCCAGACCATCAGGCACATCACTGACAAGCATGGCAATGCTCCGCAATGGCACAAGGCCAATGATGGCAATAAGCCTGGTCATGTGGTAGACAATAGCCTCAAGAGGGCAAGAAAGCGGCCTAACATGTCACTTGGCGAGATAGGCTGCTGTGCTTCTCATCGGGAAGTTTGGACAAAAATTGTCCAGAACGGATATGCCACAGCTCTTGTTTTGGAGGATGATGCAAGGTTTAATTGGGCAAAGCTCCACAATCTGGTTGAGCATTGGGATAAGCTGCCTGACTTTGACTTCCTGCACCTAGGCTGGGAGTATTATGCAGGCTACAAGGAGCAGACCATTGAGAAGATAGTCATACCTGAGCTACCTGATCTCTGGAAAGGGGATGGCATGTGGCTTACCCATGCCTACATCATTACCAATCACTGTGCATTAGACTGGCTACAGAAGACGATAGTCCAGACCAATGGCCTAGATGCTATGACTTCAGACATGCAGAGTGGCTGCAATGCCTATGGATTTAAGCCATCAATAGCCTACCAGGAGAGAGGCACATCAGGCACTCTCAGAAGTCAAATCCACCACACAGGGTAACTTAATTTGTAACTTATATTTAACAAAAAATGGATAATCTACAGTACATCCGTGATGCCATCAGACAGCATGGCAACCGGACTCAAGTGAAAGTGGTTCGCTGGGAAATCAACCCGGTAACAGGAGCGCAAGACACACCTTATGAAGTGTCAGTTAATGCTCAGATTGCTCTGCGTGAGCTGCAAAAGCCAGTCAATAAGCGCAGCTATAGCTGGGCAAGGATCAGGCCAATTGGTGAGACCCATGTAGGCATTAAGCATAAGTCTGAGCAAGTAGGTCTGCCTGATATTGATAAGCTTAAGGAAGAGCTTAAGGCTCAACTTCGGGCAGAGATGGCTGCTGAACTTGCTGCTGCTGCTACAAGCACCGAAGAGGATGCAGAAGAGAAACCAAAGCGCAAGCGCAAGGCTGTGGTTCAGGAGGATGAAGAGCCTACCGGACTTGATGCATTAGACTTAAGAGTAGATGAATTGCCCCTATAATTTATGAACATAAAAGAGTTTTTAATCCAGCAGGCCAAAAGAGCTGGGGTATCTGATGATCCAGAATTCAACCTGATGATTAGTGCATCAGCACTTAATGACATCCAAGTGCCAGAGGCAGTCAGCAATAGGTTCAATACTAACCTATTTGACTTTGAGCTTGCCAAGACCAGCCTTGATCTCAAGAAGCACTTCATCTCTAACTACATGATGGGGTATGATGAGGAAATAGTACGCATGGCAAAGGAGTATGGCCTTGACTCCAATAGCATTGAGGAGCTTAAGGTGACCAAGAACTCAGGAGACAAGATTAAGCTTGCACTCAAGAAGCTCAAGGAGCTGGAGGAGAAGGCTAAGACATCAACCAATAGCAACCAGTCTGAGGAGTTCTTGAAGAAGATGGCAGAGGCACAGGCCAAGTATGATGACCTTGTCAGCAAAGCAGAGGCAGAGAAGCAACTCATTGAGCAAAGGTATGTCAGCAAGATGAGGTCACTCTGGGAGCAGACCCAGCTTAACGGCATCCAATGGAATGACCAGATACCAGAGGCAGCCAGA